AGTAAAAAGATCGATAACTGGACTTACTGTTTTTAAGAATACTTCTCCTATCGGCTGCAAAGCAATCTTTAAATCCTCTACGCTCTTTTTAAATTTAAACATAGCGGATTCTGCTGTAATTCCTAATTCCTTATTTGCGGTATTTGCAAGATCTTCCATAGATGCATTTGCTAAATCTAGTACACGAGAAGCCTGAGTACCTTCTTTTGTTACGTTAGAGAATAATGCTGAAAGACGGGCAAACTGGAACTTGCCAAACATTTGCTCAATTGCTTTTGCTCTTTGAAGTGGAGCAAGCGTATCAAGCGCTTGAGCAAAATTAACAACTGTTTTCTTTAAATTACCTTTATCTTTTTCAACTATTCCAACAATATCTATTCCTAGCCCACTAAGCATTTTCCTTGCCGAGTTGGTTGGATTGATTAAAGAAGCAAGACCAGATTTAAGTGCGTTGGCACCTTCTGATGCATTGACTCCACCTTCTTTCATTGCTGTTAAGAAGAATGCTAAATCTTTTACGTCACCACCTAATTGTTTAATTACTGGTGCAACTTTAGGGATGGCTGTAGTTACGTCATCAAGGCTTAAAACCGTTTGGTTTTCTACTGCGTTAAGAAAGTTAATGTTATCTGCTAAATCTGCAGATGATATAGAAAATGCATTCTGCAAAGCAATTGTTGTTTCTAATGCTTGTTGCTGCTCAATCTGTCCAAGGATAGAAAGTCTTGTTGCCTGAGTTGTCTGTCTTTGAAGATCTAAACCTTGAAAACCTGCTGCTGCAGCGTCTGCTGCTAGTCCTACTGTTGATGCTGCCGATATGCCATACTGAGTAAAACTTTTTGATAAATCTTGAATATCTTTTAATGCTTGCTGTGTTTCTGCCTGTGTTGTAAACAAATCACCATAAACTTTTCTAAACTTTAAGGCTGCTGTCTCCATCTCCATAAATGTTTTTGAAGATTGTGTAGCAACGGCTATTAATGGAATTGTAAAACCAACCATTAACTGACGGCCTGCCCACTGTGTATTTTTACCAAAATTTAAAAGATTAGTAGATCCCTGTTTTAATAACTGATTAAATAGTGCCTGTCTTTGTGCAGCCATCTGAGTTTGTGTTGCAAAATTAGACATATCCAAAGCAAGTGGTATAACTGCCATAGCCTTGACGGCACCGCTAGCATCTCTACCCATTTTAATATATTGGGTTTGCATTGTCTTAACTCGATCTTCTGCTACCTTGCCAATCGTGTCAAATTCACTTCTAAACAATCTTCCAAAAGTTTTTGTTGATGCGCCTGCATATCTAAAATAATCACGCATGCCCAATTTGTTTGTTTCAAGTGCATGGGTAAATGACTCAGTACTGGTTTTGATTGTAACCATGGTGCCAGCAAATTTGCCAGTGGCATTGATGGTATTTAGTAATTCTCTTTGTAGTTGTCCCTGCGCTAATTGGGCTGCTGCGCTACTTTTTGCTACAGAGGAATGGAATAGTGCTAGTTGTCGCTGTAATGATTTTAATTCAGCGAGGGCTGTAGAGGTGTCAATATTAACGCTAATATTAGCATTGACATCGCTCATCTACAGCACCTCTTATTTAATTAATTTGCAAGAACGGAGTTCATCAATTCTGATGCTGCTGTTAACTTAATACCAGATGCACCTTCTACGATTTGATATACCGTTGGAAGATCTAAAATTTCTTCTAGATTTGCAGATTCTTCCGCTAGTTTTGGATTGTATTGCTTCATAGCAATCTTTACACATTCAATAAGAATATCAATTGATTTTTCATTATTGTCTGCAACATCCGCAACACCTTCAAACTGTTTCATAAATGGACGAAGTAGAGAAACCTTCAGCGGTCTCACTGTAATCTTTGTGCCATCCATTAATGTTACTTCTGTACCTAATTTTGTGTCTGTTGACATATTGCTCCTTTAGATAGGTTATATTATTATATCACGCTGGACCCTGTTTTTTTGCTATAATTGTTCGTAGTCTAAGCCCATTCCAATACCAAACCCTGCACGTGCTGCTTTATCACCTTTAAAAGTTAAAATGTCATTATCATCTCTGCCTTCATTAAAAACCTTGTTTTTTAATTTTGTCCAAGCATCTTGTTCTTTATTATCTTTTTCTAAATCAATTCCCTGAATTGCTGCCATAAATTTTTTCTCTTCATAGTCTGCCTCTCTCTTTGTTTTTAAAATAGCATTTAATTCTGCTATACATAATGATTTTTCTAACTCTGAATAGTCCGTCCAAATACCCAATAGGAATACTTCTGACTCTAGGGCTACCAAATCAAAGTCTGTCCAGGATGTTCCATTATCAATTGCTTGGGCTTTTACTGGCTGTGTGGAAGATTTGTTTATATTGATACCCGCACAAACTCTAAGGATTTCATAGATTGTGGGTAAATCAAAGTTATCTTCAATATCTTCTTTTGATTTGGATAGTGCTGGGTAATGTTGTTTCATACAAACCCTTGCACAATCAACCAATACATCCATTGACTCATCATCATCATTTGAAGATTTTATAATTTCAAACACATCCATTAATTGTCTTAAATATTTTATTTTTAAAGGAGATATCTCAATCTCAGTATTATCCATTGTATAGACATATTTTGTTTCATAAATGATAGTTGCCATTAGTACAGTATATCAAAAAAAAGGCCTACCAGTTTCCCAGTAAGCCTTTTATTTTTTCTATATTAAGTTTTATGATTCCTGGATTGTACGGTCAATAATCTTACCGTATGATCCTGATGTATCTTCTGGAAGAAGACGGAATGTAACATCAAACATAGTTGCTGTATCACGCTTTGCTGATACTGTAACATTTTCAATAGAAAGTGCACGGTATGCAACGTAAACACGCTCAACCATACTTGAATCTACACAGTCTCCAGTTCCTGGACCTACAGCAATCAGAGCACGTTCTACTGGACATTCGCCAATTTCACCTGACTCAAGATTTAATGTACGGCCTGCTGATGTGCTTTTTGTTCCTGAAAGATTGCTAGAATTTCCAGCAATAGAAAATAGTAAATTCTCTAAGGTTGCCTCTGCAAACGAAGTAGCAAGTGTTACTTGCATTCCTTGCTTGTAAAGTTTTGCAACGTCAAGAATCTGATCTACTTGAACTTCGCCGAAATTTGGTTGGAACGATATTTCAATACCGTTGCTAGTGTAACCAACATTATCGATGCCTGCTTCGTCAGACAAAGTCTCTCTATAAGACTCTGTTGTTACGAAAGAAGGAACGGTTGCTGCGGTTAGTGTAGTATCTGCTGTAAATAATGCAGCAGCACCAACTATAATTTCGCTAGATGTACCTCTAGTATATGCCATTTACTTCACCTCTTTTTTTTATATTTAGGTGGCTTTGTTTCCTCACACCTAGTATACAACCTTTTTATTAACTAAGCATTTGTAGAATCTATGCGCTCAGTAGTCTTTATTGAATGGGCGTTTGACTCTAAAAATTCAGCATTGTCCTTTACGTGATAATCATATTCAACAATAAATTTATTGGCATATATTGGTCTAGCGGATCGTCCGCCAATGGCCATCTCCTGCTCTACCACATCTCTAGATTCATCAGCCTGATAAACCTTTATATTCCTAAAGAATATGTTGGGGACTCCAAGAAAAATATCTTTGCTGTTTTGGTCTGTTCCTATTTTCAGATTTTGATTTTCATGCATCCATTTATTAAGATCTTGGGCAGCAGCATCTTCTCTGTCTAAAACGCCTTGGATCACTTGGCTAGCGCCTAGTACATCATTAACAGAGCCATAGGCTATGTATAACAATTGCTCTCTTTTATGAACATAAAACGAGTTGGGCCTAAACCTAAGCATTCTGTCGTAAGTAAAAACTAGTGGCAATGTTTCATCGTCTAAATCCTCTAAATCATTATAAATTGCAGATATGTCTAAAGGAGTTCTTGCAAAAAATGGAGTAAGTCCATAAGCAGTATTTTGGGGCAAATTTAAATCATATTCTGATAACTTTGTATATAAATATGCATTAATATATCTTGGTGGATACCCAAATTGATCTGCTATGTTTTTTACCATAGTACTATTCTACACCAACCTTTGCACTCATCATCCATTTTAATCCCGTTGCTCTTCCTGTTGATTTCCCGCCACGTACCCCTGCTGCTAAATTTTTCTTATATATAGTTGGAGTTTCTAGATAATCAGAAAGACCGCTTGCTCTTAAAAATGATTGAGAAAAATAATACTTCATAAAATTATCAAATGTTTTTTCAAAAGATCCTTGAACTGCAATACCACCTGGATTTGAATTTAATATTGGTTTTTTAGTAAATATAGTTTCTCCATCACTTTCAAACACAAGGGGATTGTCACCTTTAGGTTTAATCAAAACAGGGATTCCCTTTTCCATAATTCTTGCTTTATCATAAAATGGAGTATTAGATCCATCTTTAACAGATTTTGATTGAGAAAAAGTAGCATTTACTGACAACCCAGATCCAGTAACTATATAATCAAACTTAAACAATCTTCCACTTCTATTTCCAGTTTCAGACCATTCGTATACATGATGCAAGGCTTGTTGATCTGATCTAGCCATGGCGTCAATGTATTGTCCTAATGCTTCTATTACGCCCCTGCCAAGTTCACTAAAAAATATTTTCTTGCCACCATCAACACCTTCTAAAAACCCTAAAGAATATTGAACTAGATTATCTAGTTTTAACTTCATAGATGTTGTGTTTAACGTAACTATCATTATTCACCTACTGATTGGTTTTCAGTACGTCTCCAGAGCATTCTGTAAAATTCAACATTTCCAAATGGTCCTACAGTTGGATCAAGAGTTGCAATTTCATATAGCGTTCCTTTACCAGCCCTTGCCCCTGCGGTCTCTTTATAAATTAAATTTCCGTGTGTATCTCTAATGTTCGTAATTAATATATTGTTTACTGCATGTGATTGCCCAGTACTTGATGTACGAATGTCACTCTTAGATCTTGAAATCAATTTCCCAGCATTTTGTAAAAATACTTTTGGATCTACTTCTTCTGTTCCTGCACTGCCAAATGGATCTGCATTGCAAGCAATAGAACGATCAAGTATCCATTGTTTTTTTATTTGTCCGTATTGACTTTGTGCAATTAGTGGATAATAAATATCAGCCAATAATGGATAAACAAAGTCTGTGGCTTCGCATATCATTATAGCAATCCTGGTTTAACAAGATTCTTTAAATACTTATCAAGAATTTTATCAACAACCAGATTTCCAGTACCCTCAAAGATTGCTTTATCAAATTGAATTCTGAATTGATCTGTATTGTATCCAGTTACATATCTCTTATAATAATCTAGTTTTCCACATTTTATATCTTCTATTAAATACTTAACTGCTGCTTCAACATCAGTCGGAATGGTTTTGTAACCTACATCTAGGATAAAAGTATAGTCATACCCTTTTGGAAAATCAACAAATCTAAATGAACCTATATTAGCAAGATCTCCGTATGCTGGTGCCACATACACGGGTCCTTGCTCTATTCTATTATAGGAATCAGTGCGGACGTGCTGAACAGCAGAATTGTCTAGCGTTATTGTAAAGTCGTATATATTGTCTTCTGGAGTATCAATATCATAAACTAAAACGTTATTTTCATACACCTTTAAAACTCTGTTAAAATCTTCCCAAATACTAAAATAGTCTGTTCCTTCTCCAGTTCCCTGAACGACGTGTTTTGTATTATAAAAACCATCAACAACTATAGTATCAATAATTGATCTTGCAATTAATTCATAATTTTTATACTCTGCAATTTCTGATGCTGTAGACCCTAGTTTATTTGGATCAGCGTATGGCCTTAAAATATCTAGATTGTCTTCTAAAACAATATGCTCTGCATCATCTAATAATCTAATTAAAAATTTTCTATCAAAAAATAATTTTGTCTGTGGGATTGTATATAAAACCTTAGATTGTGCATTTGATGTAATAGCAGTTGTTTCAAATGAGTGATCAATTAAATCTTCAATATAAAATGTATATTCTGTATTAGCACTAGGGGCATCCCAACTAGTTACTATTGGATATGGGGGAACTCTTAATATGTCCATTTATAAACCATACTCCCTTGCTACCTCTTCTGGAGTAGCCTCTTTTATATATTTTTTTGTTAGCCAAACCTCTGCTTTGGCTTCAGTTACGATATTATAACCTGTTTTTACCTCTCCAACCCCTCGCCAAAAAACGTTCTTTGTTGAGTGAATGGCAACTTTATTATTGTTATCATTAACCATTTTATCTCCTGTAACAGTATTATATCATTATAACTTGGAAAAAGGGGAACAGAAGAATTAACCTCTGCTCCCCTTAAGGATTGCTATTACAGATTATGAATCTGAAGCAGCGTCTGCGTATGAAACGGCATCAAGTTCTTCCCATTGAATACCAAAACGAACGAATACTGTATATTCTACAGTGTCCTTCTTTGGACGGTATTCACGGTTAACTGTGATGTCGCGTTGGAAGCCCCATACACGGTTCTGTGGGAATGTCAAATCGACATATCCTGCAGGGTAGTAAGGAACTTCTTGTACATCCACACCTAGAACACGAGTTGTACGTGCTCCACCGAATGTTTGACCTAGACCGTCTAGATAGTTCTGACGGTTTGCTTGTGTGCTTCCTGGAACTTGACCAGCAAAAGCCTCAGCAACAGCATCTGCAAGAGTACCGTTATTCTTAACGATACCTTGGAAAGCCTCTGTACCAGCATAGAACTTTAAATTGTTCTTAAGTGCACGGTACTTACGTGGCATTGCTGTGATGATGTCTTGCATAACGCCTGTTGTCCAAGCATTGTCTGTTACAGTAACTTCTGACTCGTGAGCATCTGATCCTTCAGTAACTTTATTCTTGAAACCTTCCATAATGGAAAGGAAAGCGCCTGTAGCACCATCACCATTAATAGCAAGATCTTCAATATCGTTACCAAAAGCATTTGTCATAAGACGAACAACGTGATCTTCAAGAGCAGCACCTTCGATATTATCTTCTAGTGCTTCTGATGAAACTTCCCAATCAAGACGAATTTTCTTTGTAGTTAATTCGACCTTGCTGAAAGTTGCTCCAGCGTTTGTGTATTCACCGATTGCTTGAGTAGCAGCACGGATAACACGCTCACCTACGTTAACTTTTTCAAGTTCCATAGTATTGGCTCTCATTGTTACACGACGGCCATCTTGAGCGAGTACAGTTGCATCCCACACGTAGTCAATAAAACGACGTGCTTGTTCTGGGCGTAGAATTCCGCTTCCAGCATCTCCTGAAGGATTTACTGCATTTGGACCTGAGTTTACACCTGATAGGGCTGTTGGGATATTTCCTACAACGCCACCATCGGCATAGTTACCAGGGGTATATGAGTTGTCTTCATTTCCAGAAGCAAAAGCGCCTTGACCTTGGTATAGGCCTGGGGCTGTTCCGCCTGGATTACTTACGTTACCTGGTTGATTTTTCTTGATTTCTTCCGACATTTATTTCACCTCCAAGTGAATTGTAAAACTTTAACTTATCTAAATAAGTCGGCTGTTTTGAGGAAACGACCGCCCCATAGGGATTTTTCAACCACTTCTGGTTGATTCTGTACAATCTCTCCGAGATCTCCAGACTTTCGGAACGCTGTGTCTTGCTCTACGGCATCTACACGCTTTCCAAACTCGTTAAACGAATCTTTTGACTGTTGCACATCGCTGGCAACAACGTCTAAAGATTTTGATACTGCATTAATTTGCTCCTGTAATGATTTTACAGTTGCTACAAGATCGCTAAAGGCTGATGTTAAAGTACTTTTAATTTCAGTAATTGATTCTTCAATAACTGCATCTGTCTTTGATACTTCTACAGTATTTTCTACTACCTCTTGTGCTGGTGCATCTTCTGCTTTAGCAACTTCTGGTGTAGCGATTGTTTCGCTTACAACTTCTGTAACTGGTGCATCTTCTGCTTTTGTAACTTCTGTTACGTCAGCACCTTCTGCTACTACTGCATCTTCTGCTTTAGCAACTTCTGGTGTAGATTCAACTACGGCATCTGCCTGTGGAGCGACCTCAACACTTTCAACAACAGCGTTAGTCTTCTCTACGATTTCTTCTGCTTTATTTTTTGTTGATTTTGTCATAGGATTTTCCTCCTTATTTATCTTAGATGTGTTAATGCCTTTAGCACTAGCAACTAAGAACTTTATCATTTCTGTTTTTTCGCTGTCTATTTTTTCAACGAAACCTATATTTGTCATTTGGTTACCACTAGATGGACTAACCTCATTATCATTTTCTGAAAGCATTACAATTCCTGTGTCTGAATCCCAGAATACGTTTTCTAAAATTGTATCTGCACCCTTAATAACATCAACACCATCTACTTTTTGTACTGATAAAATATTTGCAAATTGATTTGCTGGATTGTCAACTAATGAAAGTTCTACTAAATCATAATCTTTAATAACTCTAATTGTTTTATCTACTTTCTCATCAAATGCATCATCCCACGTATTCATTCTTCCGCCAATTGAAAAACCTGAGAGAGTTCCATCAAGAACCTTTTCCCAAGTATCTTGTGCACCTTTTGAAATGTATGCAGAAACTACAACACCAGTATACATTTTTTCTGAATCTACATCATAATATTTATCTTCTTTAAATGAAACCATTTTACCAACTGCTGATGGTTGGTGCATCTCACGAATATTTCCACGAAACTTTTTAAATGCTTTTATGCTAGCCTCTGTTGTAACAATATCATCTTGTTTATCAATGTTATCGAGTGTGGCAAAGCCTGAGACGATACGCCTCTCTTTATCGACCTTGCTAAATGGCATGGAAATGCGGAGGTTGTCACCCTCCCTGTTCCATTGGGCTTTTGATATAGTCATACTAGTATATATTATAGAGGCTTTTTTTACGTAATCTCACTTATTGAGACGATCTACCTTCGCCTTTTGGATTTCTTCCAGAAACTGTTGCAGAGCCATCTGATTGGTTGTTTAGTCTTTCGCCATCACGTTCTCTGGTTGCATTATCATTTGCGGTATCTTGTGGTTTTGGTTGAAATGGATCGTCCCCACCATCTCTTTGTGGTAAACCTAAAACTTGTCTTGCTTCATTAGGTAACATAACTTGTGTCTTAACGTATCTCTCTAAAATCTGAGATTGTGCGATTTCATCTGTTAAGGTTAGTTCATTAAACTTAAAGTCAAGGATATCTGTTCTTTCTTTAATTATTTTGTTAATTTGTTTTTCAAGTTGTCTTTGTGCTGGTCTTGCAACTTGCTCTTTAAATGTTCTGTCTTGAGCAAGAGCAGCAGCAATCGCACCAGAATCCCCACCACCAATTTTTGAGATAGGGACCTGATGAGCGATTAAAATGTCATCGCGGTTTTGTTTTCTATATTCCTTAAATGAACCTTCTTGAACACCATTCTCGATTGGTTCCATTTTGAAATCAACCTTGCTGGTCTCCGAGTCACCTGGAAGTGGAATATATAGGGTTCTGTGATTGTGTCCTTTTAGACCTGTTTGTAAAAATCTAAACATTTTGTCTTCTGCCTCTGCTGATAGTTTAGCACCTTTGAGGGTTACAATATATCTTGGAACTGCTTTGTTTGCAAAAAAATCAATGTTATATTGTGACGCTAACTGATCGCCCTGTAAAGATGAAATTGCAGAAATGATATCTGGAACTCCATAAAAAGTATTTAGCGGAGAGTATTGTTTAAAATGAATAATTTCATTTGGACGCTTATCAAGAGTTACTGGGTTTGCATTTTTAGCAGCAAAATTTCTAAAGTAAACTACCTTGTTTCCAATGATCTGTACATATCCATCTCTTAGTCTACGAATACGCATTGTTGTTGCTGGAATATGGCCTACATAACCAATCTGTCCAGTTACTGTTCTTCCAACCTCTAGGTATCCATTTCCTATTGCTTGAACATCTGTAAAAACTTTTTCCATTGTAGTTGTAAAACTGTCATCGCTATTTAAAGTTTCTAGCCAGTCATGCATTTCAATCTTTGCACGTTCAATTCTATTTCTTGCACGTTCTGTTGCTCCACTATCAGAGGATGCTTCAAGTTTAAGCATTGTTCTTGGAGAAATTTCAAAGTCATACCCCAAACCAACAATGTTTTCTACTTTGGCATCAATTGCAGCATGGTTTGCAAAAGATGTATCATAATAACTTGCTAACTCATAAACATTCCAAGGTGGGGTAATAACATCAAACAAGCCATAGCCATTATGATAAACCAAGCCTGGATTAATATCTTTTGATGCTGCTCCATTTATACCACTTCTTTGTGTTAAAGCGCTATCCATATATGCTTGTGATGCCTCAACCTTGACCATTCGTGATGCACGACGTTTAAAATTATTTTCTAGATTATTTAAAGACTTTAGTTCGTCCCAGGTCTTATTAAATGGATCACTCTTTTTAAATGTTTCGTCTTGTGGAATTTCATCATCAAGTCTTGCACCAATTCTGTACTCTATTGGATCACTCATCACTACCCCATTTCTTTACGGTTTGTTGTGCAGCATGTACGGCACCCAAGTCATTCATGCTAGGAATTAATCCTTGTGACATTCTATCTTTTTGCTCTGAATACTCTTCTTCAGAAATGCGTGTTAGTCCAGGAACAAAAACACAATTGCCATCTCCTGGATCTCCATAATGTTTTGCTGCATTTTTTAACTCTGATATTTTTGAAATATCCCCTTTCATTGCAGGAATATTTAAAACTGACCCATTTCCATCTGTAAACCATTTACCATTTGATTTTTTGTAGACATATAAGCCCCAATCATACATTTTTTCAATTACTTTAATCTTTGAATCGCCAACTTGGCCTTTCATTCTTGGTTTTGGTTTACGTTGTTTTTGTGGTTTTTCGCTTTTCATAACCATCAGTATACCATATTATACGGGTGTGCTTACTGATGATTGCCACGACACATCCGAAAATATTCTAACTCTATCAGCATTAAAACTAATATTTACTGTAGATGTGTCAATAATAATCTTATTCGTACCAATATATGTATTATAGACATCTCCTGGATTTACAGCGTATAGATCTTTTGACGCTAAAACTAATACTCCATCCCAGGTATAGTTTCCATTTGATGGCAAGTCTCCATACCAATAGTTCCAGATTACGTCATCTACCCCGTCATTAACAACTTTTAGCCAAGGTCTGTAGGTCTTGCTTTGAATTTCTTGTAAAGATGTAGCCTTATAATGAGTAATATTATTATAAGTAAACGGACCATTTAAATTAATTAAGCCTAGGTAATTATCTAAGTTGATGCTACTGCCAAAGGATACGCCTATGACTGCCCACTCTTTAACATTAATAATTGGCTCTCTTACCAGCGTACCGTTTAAATAAAACCCTAATCCATCTACTTGTAAACCAGTAGAACTATTTATAGCAAATACTCTAGCCCTATTGCCAATTTGGCTATTTGCTACTGCAAAAAACTTAATAGTATCATTTTTATGTTTTACTTCCATGATCTGAACTGGTTCATAGGTAAACCTGTCAAAATCATATCTTAGCCAAGTTTGAATTGCACTAACCCTATAGTTTGAAACAACATTTTTATTAATTGGAATTGCTATACCTCTATTAATGTTTGGATCTATTTCCCCTCGAATTTCTATTCCACTTGTTTTAGTGTTATATAGATATGGAGTGCTTTCTTTATATATGCTAAATGGATTTTTAGACTTATAGTCATAATAAATTCCAGATTGTTTGTATGGATACATCTCAACGCCAAAGCGAGTTCCAATAATATTAAAAGATTCAGAGTCAAATGCTTGAGAAGCATACTCTAATTTTTTAATTGCAACTGGTTTAGTTAAAACACCTCTTATGTTAAACTCAAGATGATTTACAATAGCCAAGTCATTGAAATCAACACTTGCTGGAGGATAAATAAGTGTATTGTCTACAACTTCAAAAACTTTATTTGACCACCCAGTCTCTTGAGAGAAATCAATTATTCTATTCTGTTTGACTAATTCAATATTGTCAAATGTTTGAATTGTTTTATTTGCCCCATCAACAATGTATTGTAAACTAATATAAGATTTAACGCTGGCGCCAGTGGTATCTAGTTGATTTGTTTTAATTGATTTTTGTGCTGCATCTTCATAATTTTCCCACCCAGTAAATAAATAATTGTCTAACTGAGCATATTGTCGTTGAACTGGATGATCATATAAATTATCTAAATCCTCATAGTCCCACATGCTGGGTATTGTATTTTGTGGATATGGAGAAATAATAGTTTCTGTTGTAGTGCTTGTAGAAGGGGCTGGATAATCAATATTAAACTGTAAAAAATCAATATCATAATATTGTTGACCATTTTTATTATTAATATATTTTGCAAAATATGTTAAAGGGATATAGTCTTGCCAATATCCAGAAATTCCAATATCTAAGAAAAACGTATCGTATGCGATAGATGGCAATATTGTGTAACTTGCAGTGTGTGTGAACAACTCCAAAGAACTATCATGCTTTACAATTCCATTATCATTAAAATGATCACTAACCGTGTTTAGATTGTATTCTGTTGAAATTCCAAGGGAGTATATCTTTCCTAAAAATGGATTTTGTCCTGTATCATCTCCTGCAGCATAATATTTTAAATTGTTTTGTGACCCGAAAAATGTTGTCAAATTATTTCCAAAGTAATTAACTAAATCATGAATAGCAACTCCAACTGCTAATTTTGTATCTAAAGCATATTCCTCCACAGAAGATAGGGTTGACTCTTGACCATTAAAATTAAAGATATACTTAATGTCTGAATCTTGAGTGATTATTTTAAAATAATTTCCAGCGTTATCATAAAACTTAATTAAAACTTGATCATCAAGTCTATACTCTGTATCAGAAAAGACCATATAGATGGCATGCGTTTCATCTAATATTGTTCCAGAGTTATTAAAATTAATATATGTATTTTTATTGTTCCAATCTTCATTTGGTCTAAATGTCAGATATTTATCCCCGCTAACATTTACCGAATAACAGTCGCTGTATAGTTTATCTAAAGTTAAGCCGTCTAAATAAATATCTGGTAAAGAATAATCTGGAGAGTTTAATGACAGAGATTTTGCTGATAAATTATCAAAGGCTCCCTGAGACCATGTGCCAAAATTTGGATAAGTATAATTAGCCGTATATTCTGCAAAAGGGTAATCAATGTATGCGCTGATACCAGAATAGGCAGAGTTTATTGCTTCTGGAGAAACAACGGCTTGTCCATAAATCCATCTTTTTTTAGCAATAATTTCTGGAACATTATAAGAATATATAGAAATACAATCAACCTCAAATGGATTAATTTTTTGATATGAGTAAAATCCTAGCCAGTCGTTTGATTTTGCATTGGTATATTCTGCTGGTAGATCTATATCTGCGGTAGATATTTGTAAACCAACTACTTGCTCTCCATTTACTAGTAAGGTAGCAGAATTATTTGTTAACCTAATCTGTACAAGCATTGGCCTATACCATTTTCCAATAAAGTGTGAAGCAAAAGTTTTTCCTATTACCAAAGTAAGGAAAGCGCCTTCTACGTATAATCCATCTGTAGACGATATTGGTCCAAATATTTTTTTAGCAACCTTTTCATCAGAGTTAATTTTTAGCCACATCTCAACTGTATAGTCGTTGTATCTTCCAGCCTCATTTAAAAACCCAAACCCAGGTACCAATAATGAAGGAGTGCCTTCGTTGTACTGAAGTTTAGTTACTGTAGATGCTCCGTATACAATTGGAACTCCAGAATTTTTTGCTAACAAGGTATTGTCGTTGACCAGGTAATACCCATTCTTAATCCCTAAGCCATATGCTTTTGCTGAAACACATTTGGTTATTCCTGTTAAGTTAATGTTTGATGGAAATGAAATTGTTGAGGTTCCTAAAGACTTTGTGTTATATTCTTCAGACCATTGGCCTACGGTTGTTCCATTTATATAAATTTGATAATTTTCTGTTGTTGCTGCTCCACCTTGAAATTCAACTTTAAGAATTGGTCTAAAGGTAGAATTTTGTTGCGGGTGTTCAATTGTGTGCGATATAAAATTCCATTGACTTAGACTAGTAACATTAAAACTTTCAGCAAGTTCAACTTTTTCTAAAGAGTTAGCATCTGTATATTCAAAACCTATTGAGACCTTTTTAATATATGGGCTGGCGCTATAAAAGTATGATCCAACGGTTAGCGTTGCGTAATCTGTATTTAAATTATTAAAATTTTCTAGATCTTCACCAATAAAAGTAATTTCTTTTGAGGCTCCTACAAAATCATCAAACTCTATTAAATTTTTTATACTGCTAGGAAATGGCTGATTTAAATCTAAAGTATCAGTTGTAATTGTACAATCAGAATACGTCCAAGCATTTCCTAAATTTCTTTGTGCCTCAGAAATAAAAGAAATGTAGTCAACCTGTTCATCTAACGACCAAAGAGCCAGAGGGTGCTCTGAAAATATTTTTTCTGCGTATAAGTTAGATGGGTTTGACACAATACGTTAATTTTATCATACTATGACTCTTCCCAAATAGGATTTCCCCAACGTATATTTTCATACTCTAACCCCGTGTATGGTGATTGACCAACTGGAGCATTCCAGAAATCAGAAGTAAAAAGGTGACCTTTTTCTACTTTTGTTATTTCTCTTAAAAACTCTTCTGTTTCTGGGAATATTATGCAATCTCCAGCAACTAAATCTTTAGCAATTTTATAATTTTTAAATTTAAAGGTTCCGCCATCTTCACAATCATTCCATTTTACAATTGACCTAAAAACATTTTCTGGCCTATCATTAGCAAAATGCATTGGTACGCCAGTTCCTGCAGGGTGTTTCATTATATAACTCTTACCAAGAATTGGTGGGTCATAAGGTTTATTGGTTATTTCAGTAACAGCACTTTGAATTAAATCAACACATTTTTCAAATATAGAAACAATGTGTCTTGGCATATCGCCATAGGTTGTAATACCAAACCCCACACCATCATAACTAAATAAATTGTCATGTAGAGGTACGTGGTCCTCTTTTGTGTTAAATTTCTGAGACTCTACGAACTCTTCTAGTAGTTCCAAGTCATACTTATTTGCAACATTAATTATTTGATAAGTCATAACAATTCCTTTACTTTCTTGATTTTAATTATAGCACATTAAGGTCTAGTTTCTAAGAATCCACAACTTTTCATTTCCCTTGTTATGATACCTTGCCATAACAAACAGTAAATCTGAGAGCCTATTTAAATATTTTGCAATATTTATATTTAAACCATCCACCTTCCAAACCTCACGCTCTGCCCTTCTCACAACAGTTCTTGCATTGTGCAAAGGGCCTGTGGGTAAAACGAAAGAGTTGAGTGGCTCTAAATGTTCGTTATAATCATCAATTATATTTTCTAAATAAATAATTCTATCTTCTGATATTGTTATTGTTGGGGCACCAGATAATTCCGCTCCCAAGTCAAACAAATCACTTTGTATTCTATCTATAATGTCATTGTGAAACTCAGTTGCCATACCTATAGCAGAGTTTGCTTCGTCTACCGCTCCTATTGCCTCAATTAAATCGCTGCTTTTGTCTATTCGTTCATTTGTAGCGGTAGAGGTTTTTCCATCATCACCAGTTTTTGTATAAATACGAGTTAGGTGAACCATTAGTGTCCCGTCAAAGAACGCCAAATATCAATAGTAATACTGTTTGCCATGTACAGTGCTGCAAGATTTATAGTTAGTTGAACTATATAATCAGCAGTTCTAGATTTTCTTTTTTGTATAGGAAACTGCACTACGTTATTGATTTTTTTATATGCAACTTTCATGGAAACTTTAACTCTCCTTTAGGACCAGTCCAAACCAATCCAACTGAGTCTCCTGAATTTAAATATTGTTGGTCTACTGCAAGTTGTCCCCATCCCCACTCTTTTCTAGGAAACGGAATAACTTGTTTTTCTTTTATTATAATTGCCCAATATTTTTCTGCGGGTGGCATAACTTCACAAGACTCTACCTTTTCATCTGGCAACCCATTAACTCTACAAACTACTCCTAGTCCATATTTCTTGGTACCTTCTATTTTAAGATTGGCTTGTTTTAAAACATCTAAAGCAAGAATGCTGCTAGATGATTCTACACATTTTTCTAACTTTGTTTGATTATCTAAAACTCCATAATCAACATAAAGGTTTATGCAGTTATCTTTTGGTTTATCTATAGAAAACAGCACTGCTGCAACTGCTATAAAAATTCCTAATGATGCTAATATTTTTTTCATTTATACCCCCTAGTATAGTTTGATTTCACAAGCGTCTGTGCTGCAATAAGCCTCACCCTGTGCTTCCAGATTTTCTACGCCATCATAAATTGCAGACCAATCAATTTTTGCAATTTTGCCTACGTAAGAATTATATTCTTCTCTTGTAATATTATTGTATGGTTGTTGCGGAAATGTTTCATTACCCATAGGTAAAAACGAAACAGCCTTTAACTCACCTTCATAAAGATGAAGTGCTGGAGCAATATGCTTTTTCTCTGTTTCCTTGTCAAATGATAAAGTTACAGATACTCCATTGTCAGACCAATACTTTTGAGCGGTAGCAGCCAAACCGATCTTTTCAAAAAGACTTACATCCTTTTCAGAACGGGGATGTCCAGACGCTACTGGAAAATATACTACTGAAGTATTGGCAGAAACCAGGTCTGCTTCAACTTTATACCCTGCTGCTTTAAATAAATGTAGCATTGGATCTGTATTTCCAAACCTTATAGCACGTAAGTAAAATGCTCCTCCTGGACCCCAATGAACTCCTGGTGTTGCACCAGATAGTAGTGATACAGAGCCTGAAGGTTTGACTGTAGTTACACGAATTGATTCACGTACACATAGCCATTCTGAGTATTTTTTGTCATACCCGCGGATTTTATTATATCCAGAATCCATCCAGTCACGAAGTGCTGGCATTCCCTTTGTATCAGCAAATGATGCGATACCAGTTAGAGATGTTCCAATGCGACGATTACGTTGCATAATTCCATTTGTGGTTTGCCAATGTGTTGGCATAAGAGTAACAGTCTTACCATACAAATACGCAAACTTTAATGTACGAAGAAAGTCTTCTCTATCGTCATGACGATTTAAATGAACTTCTACTAGTGTACACAATTCATAAGACTCTAATGGTTGTTCTGCACATGGATTAAAGCCCATTACACGATAGTCTTTTCCATCTGCTGCATCTGCTAGTCTTCCGTAATTACGAGCAACATCTAACCAAATAAATCCTGGCTCTCCATTGTCTGCAATTAAATCAACGTAATCTTCATAGTTTGTTCCAACCTCTGCAGCAATAGAGTTGTTAGACATCCAAGCCCATCCTGGATTTTTTGGATCATAAGAGTTACGTTCTGGGAAAACCTCTACATTTTTTAAATTACTAAAATCTTTATCTTCAGGATTACCTAAAGCGAGGGTAGCAGAACGACGAACATTACCAGAAACAACGCATGTACCAATAAGGTTTACAATATCTACTATTGCACGAGAATCAAACTTATCTCCTGCTCTAGATCCTACGACCTTTGTAATACGGTTATGTAAATCTATTAATGGTGCTGGTCCACTGGCTACCCCTCCAAAACCCTTGATAGGTGCCCCCAGTGGTCTAATAAGGTCATATGTAAATTGTTGTATGGGTTGGTTTGGGCGAAGGTATGAATTTATTAATAATCTTACAGATTCAACCCAGCCTTCTCTAGTATCAGGAATTTCATATATTGATGGTGGCTCAGTTGGGGCGTAGATTACCATCTCTTTTTCTTGCCCAAGAGTGTCAAACCCTACACCTATACCCAACATTAATGCATCCATAACCCATGCAAACAAGGCTCCTGGGTCATTACGATCAATATCACGAGTAGAAACCATTGCACAATTTTGCAGTGAAGCAGAGTTGCGTTTATCCATAGTCATGGGAGTTCCAAATGCCCATAGGCCACGTCCTGGTGGTGTCCACTTTAATTCAAACATTCTTTGAAAGGCTTCTTGAGCAGACTTTTGAGCCTTATTGTCATTCCAAGGTAAACGATTTTCTTTAGCATGGTTCTTTTGAACTGAGTACATACCTTCAATTACACGCTTACAGACTTCATACCATCTTTCTTTTGTACCGTCTTCTTTCATACGTGAATAGGTACGTATAAAAGTTACCTCGCCAAGAGAGTTTGATCCAGCATCTGAGAATCCAAATGGTGCTGGTGTGTCTTTGTATTTTGCTACGAAGTCTTCTAGTAAACGAAAAGAAAAGGTATCTGACATAAAATTTCCAACTTTCTAATAAAAATATGATAAGTACTTTAAGAATTATAAAGTAGTGTTAAGTATATCATAAGTTTAAAAAGAAAAACACGCCTGGTTAAGACGTGTAAATCTTTACTTTAGAGTTAGTGCTTTGTTTTTTGTTAAGTACTATGCACCAATTAGCATAA